GCTATGACGTGCTGAACGTTAGCGCGTCGGATGTCCTGACGTCGGCGGAGTACCAATGGCGGCAGATCGCGATTAACGTCGTGGCTAGTGGCCTTGAGATGCGCATCAACAAGGGTGATAGCAAGATCATCGCGCTGGTGAAGTCGCGCATCAAGAATGCCATTCGGACGTTCAAGAACAACTTCTCGGTTGACCTGTATTCGGATGGTAGCCTGCCGAACCAGATCACGGGCTTGCAAGCGATGGTTAGCGATGCTGGCACTGGGACGATCGGGGGGATTAATAGCACGACCTGGACGTTCTGGAAAAACATCGTGCAGTCGGCGGCGAGCCCCCTTCAAGGCGGCGGCGGCATTACGCCGGGACCGACGACGATGGAAAGCCTGATGTCGCCGCTCTACCTCGCGCTGACCCGCGGGGATGACCAGCCGAACCTGATCATCTCGTCGAACGAGTATTTTACGTTCTTCGAGACCCAGCAAACATCGCTGAAGCGGTACTCAAGCGATGTTGGCGGGACGAAGGCCAACGCGGGGTTCGTGTCGCTGATGTACAAGCGGGCGCCGGTGATCTTCGACGGCGGTTCGGGTATCCCGGCAGCGCACATGTACTTCCTCAACACGGATTACTTGGACCTCGTCGTGCATGAAGACGCCAACATGACGGTGCTGGATCAAGTGAAGCCGTACAACCAAGACGCCGCCGTTGTGCCGGTGTTGTGGATGGGCAATCTGGTGTGCTCGAACCGCAGCCTGCAAGGTGTGCTGAAGGCCTAAGGGATAGGGTTATTTGGCCGGATAATGGCGGAATAACCCGAACGACATTCATTCAAGGAGCAACAAATGGCTTATTCAGTTAGCTACGTCCCGGTGGGATCTGGTCTGGGTGTTGGGTTCCAGCCGATTTCGTCGGTTTCCAGTGAGCAAAAGCATCCGCTTGGGACTATCATCCAGGCATACGACGCTACCTATGGGATGGGGGAGTTTATCTATCTCAAAGGTGTGGCGAGCACGGCGCAAGGAAGCTGGGTGACCTTTAACGCCGATGACTTTGCAACGGCACTTCTCGCCGCAAATGCTATCGGGGGAGTTGGGGTTGCTATGGCAGCGACCGTTGCTGATACTTACGGTTGGTATCAGATTAACGGAAAGAGCGTGGCGAAGGTTGCCGCGAGCTTTGCTGACAACGGCGCGCTGTATGCTACAGCAACGGCGGGTACGGCAGACGATGCAGTTGTTGCCGGGGATCGGATTAAAAATGCCCTGGGGGCTTCTGCAATTGACACTCCCGCGACCGGCTTTGCAGAAGTTGAGCTGAATCGTCCGTGGGTTGACGACGTAGCTTACTAAGCTGCGGGTGAAGCAGGCTCCCGGGGGGCAAAATTCCCCGGGAGTTTCATTATAAAAGGATTATAAAATGTACGATGATTCGATTCTCACGGCCCGCCCACCGTATATCAGGTTCGAACGCCGGGCAATTGAAAAGAGGAAAACAGTTGAGGAAGGCGGGATGCCATACTATGTGGATGTCGACTTTGCCTTGGTGACTCCACATGGTTCGAAAGATGTGCTCGAGAAAATCGTCGACGAGTGGTTCCCGCGGCTCGCGGAGGAGTGCAGGCAAGGCCGATTTAACAATGCGTGGTTGACGGCTTATAAAGAAGCCTACCATGCGTGGAAGAATGATCAAGAGCCCCCCTTGAACGGGACTTCGGTTAAAATGTGGCCCGTGGCGAGCCCGGCGGAAGTGCAACAACTGCTTGCAATGCGGTGCCTGACGGTGGAAGATCTGGCGGCAGCTAATGAGGAGATGCTGGGCCGGATTGGAATGGGGGCGAGAAGTTTAAAGCAACGGGCGGTTGACTGGCTCACGGGTAAGTCGGGACAAGGGCCGTTGATTGCCCAGCTCGAAGCTATGCGCCAGACTATCGCGGGGTTAGAGGCCCGTCTGGATGCGGAAGGACAGAGGACAAAGATGTTGGAAATGCAGCTAGCGGCCCGCCCGGAATTCTCTGTTCCCGCCGACCAAATACCCTCGGTCGAGGATCGTTTGCACCGCGCAAAGGGCGCTGATACCACCGACCGCGATATTGACGAGACGATTAACGAATTACTGGAGTAAGCATGTCCCAGATGACGGTGTTGCAAATAGCGCAGGAATTTTGCCGGCGCCAAGCTCTTCCTAACCCGTCATCGGTAGTTGCGGCGCAAGATGACACTTCCCGCCAGGTCCATGGGTTGCTCAATGAGGGCATTATGGAGCTGTCCACACGATATGTGTGGAATGAGCTGATCCACGACTACACCTTTACGCATGCCAATGGGTCAGGTTATCTGGCCCTTTCTTTTTCCTCCATTCCAGGGTTTCATGCTATGATGGCAGATACCCTGTGGGATACAGTTGCGGGACTGCAAGTTACCGGACCGCTGTCGGAGGATGAGTGGCAGGCGTTGATGGTGACGAACATTGCCAGTTCAAATTACCAATATCGAGTAAGGGGTGGCGGGATTTATATTTATGGAATCCCGCCGGTTCCTGCTTCGAATCCGTTTTCATTTAGCTACATGTCCCATTACGGGGTGTATAATCCCGTAACTGCACAAGATGAGGAATACTATCAAGCGGACACGGCGTACCCTAAAATTCCTCACCGCATTGTGCTGGCCGATATTAAATGGCGGTGGAAAGCGAATAAAGGGCTGCCGTATGCGGAGGACCAGCGGGCTTGTGAAATGATGATTCTTGATACCATTGCCCGCGAGCCCAACGGGACTTTGATTCTTGACGACGATACTTACCACATGGCCGCGGGCCCTAACCTGCTGGTAGCCGCGGGAAGCTGGCCGCTATGAGATTCGCACTGCAAGAAGCCCTTCCACGGACCCGTGTAGGAGCGTCATGGACGCTGAGTCTAGCTGCCCCTGTGGGCGGGTGGAATACGCGAGATTCGCTGGCGTCAATGAACTCAATGGACGCGGTTGTGCTGAATAACTGGTTCCCGCGAGCCGGCGAATGCCAACTTCGGGGTGGCAGTGCAAATTTTGCAACCGGGATGACGGGAGAGGTTAAGAGTCTGTTCCAGTACAACACACCAGGGACGACCGAAAAGTTTTTTGCCGTAACCGACGCAGGGGTATATGATATTACCGCTGGCGGAGCAGTAGGAGCGGCAGCAAAGTCGCTGACGAATGGCTACATTCATGGAGTAACGCTTACCAATAGTGCCGGATCGACGTATTACTGGTTTGCGAATGGGGTGGACAAGCCTGTTGTGTATGACGGCTCGACGTGGACGAGTCTGGATGGCTCGAGCAGCCCAGCGATAACGGGCGTGACAACCACGGCGATTGTTTATCCCTGGCTGTTCAAACATCGGATTTTCTTCATCGAGAAGTCGACGATGAATATGTATTACCTCCCCGTGGACAGCATTGCGGGAGCCGCCAGTAAATTTCCTCTCGGGAATTTGTTTCAGAAAGGTGGGGCGTTAAAGGCGGGAACAAGCTGGACACTGGATTCAGGTACTGGGCCGGATGATTTGCTGGTAGTGATTACGAATCACGGGGAACTGGCGATTTATAAGGGCATAAATCCCGCCAGTGCCAGCTCGTGGGAAATAGTCGGAGTGTGGGATGTTGGCCGCCCGCTTTCCCGCCGGTGCTTTTTTAAGTTCGGTGGAGATGTCGGTGTCTTGGTCGATCGCGGATTCTTTTTGCTCTCGAAATTGCTGCAAACGGGGAGTGTAAATTACTCCGCGGCACTGTCGGTTAAAATCCAGCCGACAGTATCGAAAAAGGCCCAGGAAATCGGAACGGCCACTAATGGGTGGGAAGGCTGTGCGTATCCCCAGTACGATGCGCTGATTATCAATATTCCCGCTGTCGGACAGTATGTAATGAACACGACGACGGGTGCCTGGTGTTCGTTTACTGGGTGGGATGCGAAATGCTTTAGTGTTAAAGACGGGCTGTTGTACTTCGGCTCGTCTGGCGGGGTGGTAAAAAAAGCTTGGGATGGATTATTGACTTCCGACGATGGGGCGAGTATTACGTCTGCTTGCCAGCTGGCCTGGTCTTATTACGGCAATCGAACGATGCTGAAAAATCTTGTGATGTTTCGCCCTTTGCTCGCGTGGGACGGTGCGGTTTCGCTTAATTGGGGAGTTGGCGCAGAATATGCTGATTTTCCCCTCACTTCTTACTACCCCGCGGACAGTGCTAACACGCCAGCCGTCTGGGGTACTGCGTTGTGGGGGGTTTCTTCTTGGCAAGCGTCGTTAGTGAGGTATAAAAACTGGATGTCAGCGGTCCATCCGCCGGGGTATGCCTTGTCTTTATACTTGCAAACAACGTCGAACGATAGTAATCTAACGTGGTCTGGGACAGATTTTATCTTAGAACGCGGGGGGATCATGTGAGTGAAAGCTCAAAAGGTAGCTACGAAGCGATCCAGCGCGTTTGCAAGGGGAACGCGGACGCAGTCCGGTTTCTTGAGGATATTACAGAAATCCTGCACCTTTGGGACGACCTCGTTGACCGGGATAAGGCTGTTTCGGACGAAGCGATTAATCAAGGGATGTGGAAAGCCCTGATCGACCTCCCGCGGAATCCGTTTTATGTGGCGAATTTTAATTCCCTCAACATTCTCCTGGTAGCGGCAATTGTTAATTGGGAAGTTGCCACGAAAATGGAGCGGAATCCAGTGGGAGCGGATGATTTGCATATCGCTTTCATTGTTCGGAGTTCTTACATTGATCTTGTTCTGGGCGTTGCTGTTATTCTCGGCGGTCGGACTCATGCTGCGGAAATGATGTTGACGATTCGCAGAATGTGGCATGACGAAGGGTTTATGGGATATTGTGAGGCTTTGGCGTTAGAGACTAAAGCAAGGGGAAATTAATATGGGATGCTGTTCAACGCCTCCGACACCAGATTACGCGCAGGCGGCCCGCGAGCAAGGGGCCGCGAACCTCAATTCGGCGGTTGCTGGTTCGAATCTGAGCAACCCCAACACGTATACTCCGTACGGGAATCAAGTATGGACGGAAACGGGGTATACGACTGGAACAAATGGCGAGCAGATTCCGAATCGGCCGACACTGACGCAGACGCTGTCGCCCGCGGAACTCGAGAAGCTCAATCTGTCGAACTCGGCGCAGATTGGAAGTTTGCAGGCCCTTAACGAAGCCCTTCCCGGGATCTCGAAGGCAGTGACTGACCCGTATGGGCTGGCGGGATCGGTGCAGCTATATCCCGATATTGAGAACGCAGGAACGATCCAGAATCAATATAACTACGCTGGTGCTCCCGGGATGCCGCAAGCAGACGCTGGTGTGCGGGATCAAGTGTCGCAAGCGTTCTTCGACCAGGGCGCACGGTTTTTGCTGCCGCAGTTCAAGAGCCAGCAGGAAGACCTGAACACGATGCTGGCGAATCAAGGGATCACGCGGGGGTCGGAAGCACAAGGGCGAGAGCAAGGAGCGCTGGATACGAGCAGAGCGCAGCAAATGAATGACCTTGCCTCGCGGAGTGTCATTGCCGGCGGGGATGCGATGAGTCAGCTGTACGGAATGCAGATGGGGGCCCGCCAGCAAGGGGTGCAAGAGGCGACGAATCAAGGACAACTGTGGAACGCGGCGCAGAACCAAGCGGCGAATCAGCTGTTTGCGAATCAATCGGCGATCAACAACGCCCGCGGGCAGATGTATAATGAATACTCCAATAATCGGACCATGCCGATTAATATGCTTAACGCCCTGATCTCGTCGAGCCAGGTGAACAATCCCCAGTTTCAGCCGTATAGCGGTACGCAGGTTGCTCCGACGCCGATCATGCAAGGAACGCAGTTGCAGGACGCCTCGAACACCGCAAAATATAATTCCCAGATGGCATTGCTGGGGAGTGTAATCGGCGGGGCCTCGTCGATGGGTGCCGGATATCTGGGGAGAAAGTAATGGCTACGAAACAAATTAGCCTTTCCACAGAAAGCATCCCGATTTCAAAACGGACGAGTGCAGCGGCTCTTGCCCGGCGGAAGGCTATTGCTGACGAATTACTGAAGCAAAGCATGACCCCGATGGGGAGAGGAGTTATTGATGCGGGGAAGTATCTGGTTCCCGACATCGGGGGTGCAATTGGGAAACTCGGCCAAGCGTGGATGGCGAAGAAGTATGCTGATGAAGATGAGGCGGATACACAAGCCCTGCTAAACGCTATTGAACAGCAACGGGCGAAGGAAACTGCCGCATACATAGGGACGAAGTTTGGGGGGCAGGACTTAGGCAATGCTCCGGTTGAGGGGCAAATGGGGCCGCCGACTGTCGATCAGACTCGTGCTCCCGCGAATCCTGTTATGGCGATTGCACAGGCGCTGGCGTCCGATGATCCGATGATGCAGCAACGCGGGTGGAAGGATATGGAAGGACTGCCGACTGCACAGGACCTTTTAAAGGCGGCACAAACGGGAAAATTGACGTCGGAGGGCTTGGCGGCTTTCCAGCAGAATCCCGCGAACCCAGCGGTGCTGGCCCCGATGCCGAATATGGTGCTGAGTGATGGAGTGGCGGTGACGGAGCAAGGCGGGCGGCCCGTAAGCACGACGCCGGTGAATCAGTATAGCGGACCAATTGCAGGACCTGGTGGAATTCCGGTTGAAAGGAACCTGGACACTGGCAAGACTCACGGGATCGCCGGAGGAAACTTGACGAATCCGGGCCAAAAGACCGTTGACGCCATCGGGGTGAAATCTGCTGACGCTTTTGTGGAAGAGATCAAGGCAAGCAAAGCGAACCTCTTGCGGTTTAAGGGACAGTTGCCGAACCTCGAGCAGATGCCCGATTTGATTCGCAAAGCGGAAACTGGGGCGGCGTCGGACCTCAAGAACCTCGCTCGTCGGTGGGGAGATGCGATTGGTATTCCCGTAGACACCTCAAAGATCGACTCCTACCAGACGCTCAAGCGCGAGCTGTTTATGCCGTACATTGAGAAACTGCGAATGCAGGGTTCCGGGCAGAGTATGTCGGATAAGGATGCCATGCGAGCTATTGAAGGGGCATTGGCAGATCCGACGTTCAATGCTGACGCGATGATCAGGGCGGTTAATGCCCAGGTCGCGGGCATTATGAACGCAACGGCACAGCATGGGCAATTGCTGGAAGCATATGGGCAGATGGAAGGGTCGGAGCCGTTTGTGAAGTCCAAAGCGTTTTATGTGG